AATGAACATCAATATAAAGCAAATTTCCGAATCGACAAGGAAATAAATACAATGTCGTTAATTCAAAACTTAATAAATAATAAATAATTATGCAACAGCAAGTACAACAACCCCCAATTGATTTAAAAAATACAACAGCAATTAAAAATTTTGATGGTGGGATTATTTTTCAACAAGGAGTAGTATTAAGAACTGTATCTAAATTTGTAATGGGTACAGATGAAGATGCTCTATTACCAATTCCAGTTTTTTATGATCCATCAACTAAGAAAATTTTAAAATCTTCAGTTCCAAAAGAACTTAGAGAAGAATTGGTTGATGAATTAATGGACTAGGTTTGAAAAATATCTTTGATTGGTTAAAGGCAATTAATACTACTAAACCTCCTGTTGAGTCATTTACTGATAAAGATTGGGAGGTTTGGAATAGTTATATGATTCATAGGTTTTTATCTATGGATCGTTCTAATATTGAATTAATTAACGAAATTCAGGAGATATTACCACAAGAAAAAAAGAAAATATATTCTATTTATAAAGAATACATCCCAAAAAATAATAAATGGAATAAGTACATTAAATCTAAGGTAAAACAACCTAATAAAGACTTAATAGATCATATTAAAGATTATTTTAAATGTTCAAGCAAAGAATCAAAAGAATATATAAATATATTGGATACCCTAGAAATTAATCGTATATTAATGGAAAGAGGACTTAACAAAAAAGAAATAAAACCATTATTAAAATGAATAAAGAATTATACACTATGTTAAAAACATCTGCAGATGCAGATAAAGCAAAAGCATTATTATCACTTGAATTATTAGGTAATAAAGCTGTTGGTATTGGAGATCATTCAACAGAAGATTTTTATAAAAATGCTGAAGAAGCTCTTATAAATTTAGTTGATGCTGACGATAGATTAGAAGCATTGGATAAATATTTTAACATTAATAGACCAGTACAAGTAAATGGGTGATACTATAACTAAATACCACGAAATTATGAGCGATAGAGAAATTATGGATGCTAAAAGAGGAGCATCAGCAAAATTAGGAATACAAGTATTTGAAAAAGAATATCCCGAATTATCTAAGGAATTTAAAAAAATACAAAAAGAAATGTATGAAATGTTTGCTCGTAAACATATGGATTATGGTTTGAATAACATAGCTTTAGGTGGAGATATCGTTAATAACAGCGATGATAAACAATTTTCACTAACTGGGTTATGTATTAGATTAACTGATAAAATTTCACGTTTAAAAAACTTATTAATTAATGGTAGATCATTTGTTGAAGGTGAGGGTATGCAAGACACATTTATAGATATTGCCAATTATGGAATAATCGGTCTTTTAGTAGGCCGAGATAAATGGAAAAAATAGTTTGGCTAAAAAAATTCCTAAGATTGTAAAGGAGATTAGAAATAATCCACCTAAACCAATTAATTTTGCTTATCAAAAGAATATATCATATTCTCAAATGTCTATCTTTAGAAGTTGTGCCTATAGATGGAAATTACAATATAAGGATAAAATTAAAAGGTTTAATTCTTCAATTCATACGGTATTTGGGACTGCTATACATGAAGTAATGCAACATTATTTAGATGTTATGTATGAAAAATCAGCAGCAGCAGCCGATAGAGAAATAGATATGGAAGAATATTTCCAAGATAAATTTATATCTGAGTATCAATCTCAATATAAGTCTAATAAAAATGAACACTTCTCATCAGCTGAGGAAATGAGAGAGTTTTTTGAAGATGGGGTAGCTATATTAGAATGGTTTAAGAAAAAACGTAGTAGATATTTTAGTAAAAAAGGTACATATTTAGTAGGTTGTGAGATACCAATCGTTATTGCACCAAATAAAATGTTAAATAACGTATTATACATGGGGTATCTTGATGTTGTTACATATCATGAAGAAACAGAGACATTCAAGATAATCGATATAAAAACAAGTACTAAAGGTTGGAATTCTTATGATAAAAAGAATGAAGATAAACATTTTCAATTAATATTATATAAAAAATTCTTTTCTGAGCAGTATGGAATACCCTTAGATAAAATTGAAATTGAATTTTTAATAGTAAAAAGAAAAGTGCTAGATTGGGATGATGAAAAAATAATGTCTCATCAAGCATATAGAGTACAACAGTTTGTACCACCAAGTGGTAAAATAAAAATAAATAGAGCTAGCAATGCTGTAAAAGATTTTATAACAGAATGTTTTAGTTCAAGTGGAAAAATTAAAGAAATAGATTACTTAAAATCACCTTCTAAATGGAATTGTACATTTTGTCCTTATGGAGAAGATAAAGAATTATGTGGGGCAAAGGCGCATTTTGAATAATACTTATATATGTATAACAAATGTTTTAAATAATAAAGACTATGACAAATAAAAAACCAATGACACTAACGAGTGTCAAAGTCAAAAGCGATTTATTCGAGAATTTTAAAATTGAATGTGTAAAACGTAAATTTTCCTTTCAAAAACTTGCTGACCGTAGCCTGTTTTTGTATCTTACAGATGAAAATTTTCGTAAACAAATTACTAATCAAATTAATCTCGAAATAAAAGACAATGAGTAAAGACTTTAAGTACATCCCTAAGGATAAAAGAAAAAAAATACTCTTAATATGTGATGATATAAGAGTACATTCTGGTGTAGCTACTGTAGCTAAAGAAATTGTAGTCCACACAGCAGGACATTATAATTGGGCTCAAATAGCAGGAGCTATAAAACACCCTGAAAAAGGTAAAGTTTTAGATATATCTGATGATACGAATAAAGAATCAAATATAACAGACTCTTCCGTTAAGTTATACCCAGTAGATGGTTATGCTAATGAACAAATTTTAAGAGAAATTCTTAAAATAGAAAAACCGGATGCTATTTTATTATTTACAGATCCAAGATATTTTACTTATATATTTCAAATGGAAGCTGAAATTAGAAAAACTTGTCCTATAGCATATCTTAATATTTGGGATGATTATCCCGCTCCAATGTATAATAGTGCGTTTTATGAAGCTTGTGATTTATTAATGGGTATTTCTAAACAAACAGTTAATATTAATAAGTTAGTATTAAAAGGAAAGGAAAAAAACAAAATTTTTAGATATTTACCTCATGGTAAAGACACTAAATACTACTATCCTTTAGAAGATAAAGATAAATCTACTAAAGAATTTAAAGAATTTCATAGGCAAATATTTAAAGGTAAAAAAACTAGATTTGTTGCTTTTTTTAATTCACGAAATATTAGAAGAAAACAAATACCTGATACTTTGTTGGCATTTAGAGAATTTTTATATTCTTTACCTATAGATGAGGCAAAAGAATGTTATATAATCTTACATACAGAAGCAGTAACTCAACATGGTACAGATTTATATAAAGTAAAAGAATATTTATTTGATGAGCATTTTAAAGATCAAGTAATTTTTAGCCACGCAAAACTCCCAGAAACAGCATTAAATTATTTATATAATATAGCTGATGTTCAATTATTGTTAACATCAAATGAAGGATGGGGATTAACCATTACTGAAGCAATGTTAGCTGGTACTTTAATTGTTGCTAATACAACAGGAGGGATGCAAGATCAAATGAGGTTTGAGGATAAAAATGGAAATTGGTTTACACCATGTGCGGATATACCTTCTAATCATAGAGGAACATATAAAAAGCATGGTGAATGGGCATTTCCTGTTTACCCAACTTCAAGATCAATACAGGGTTCTCCTCCAACACCTTACATATATGATGATAGATGTACTTGGGAAGATGTAACTGAAAGGTTAAAAGAAATTTATAATTTATCTCCCGAAGAAAGAAAACGTAGAGGTTTAAAAGGTAGAGAATGGGCATTAAGTGATGAGGCTGGTTTTACATCCGAGCATCAGGCTAATAGATTTGTTGAAGCCGTAGAATCTTTATTTAAAGTATGGAAACCAAGAGAGAAATATGAATTATTAAATGCTAATGAGTATAAAGGAAAATTTTTAAACCATAAAACAATATATTAATGAGTAAACCAGTTTTTGTAATAAGTTGTCCATTTGATACTTACTCTGGGTATGGGGCGAGATCAAGAGATATAGTTAAGGCTATTATTGAGTTAGATAAATATGATGTAAAATTATTACCACAAAGATGGGGTTCAACATCATGGGGATTTTGTAATGACCATAGTGAATGGGAATTTTTAAATAAGCATTCTGTTTCAAAATTAGAAAATAAACCTGATATTTGGATGCAAATAACTATACCTAATGAATTTCAATCTGTAGGAAAATATAATATTGGATGCACAGCTGGTATTGAATCAGATGCATGTAAACCAGAATGGATTGAAGGATTAAATAGAATGGATATGAATTGGGTATCGTCTAAATTTGCAAAAGATACATTTTCAAAAATGAAATTTGAAAAAAAATCAAAACAAACAAACCAACCTATAGGCACAATACAATTAGAAAAACCTATTCATATAGTGTTTGAAGGTGTTAATTTAGATGTTTATAAACCACTTAAACAATCAGAAATAAAAACTTTTGATTTAAGTAGTATTAAAGAAGATTATGCTTATTTATTTGTAGGTCATTGGATGCAAGGTGAATTTGGGCATGATAGAAAAAATGTTAGCCTTTTAGTTAAAGCTTTTTATGAAAGTTTTAAAAATAAAAAGAAAAAACCCGCTTTAATTCTTAAATGTTCAATTGGAGTAGCTAGTTACATAAGTAGAGATGAAATATTAGATAGAATAAAACGAATAAGAGAATCTGTAGATTCTAAAATATTACCTAATATCTATGTTTTAAGTGGAGAATTTAATGATGCAGAAATGAATGAATTATATAACCACCCTAAAATAAAATCTATGGTAAGTTTGACTAAGGGAGAAGGTTTTGGAAGACCATTATTAGAATTTACTACAACAGGTAAGCCTGTTATAGCATCTAATTGGTCTGGTCATGTAGATTTTTTACATCCTGACTATTCAATATTAATTCCTGGGGAATTAGAAAATGTTCATGATAGTGCAGCTAATAATTGGTTAATTAAAGAATCAAAATGGTTTAAACCAGATACTGGATGGGTAGGTAAAACTTTAAATGATACATTTAAAAAACCAAAGGAATATCAAAGTAGAGCAAAAAGACAAAAATATTATACCCAAAAGAATTTTAGTTGGGGTAAAATGAAAGAGTTATTAGAAAATATTCTTGATAATAATATACCAGAATTTGCTAAAAAAATAGAATTAAAATTACCTGAACTAAATTTACCTAAATTATGAAATTTGATGCATTAAAAGAATGTACTAGGTGTGGGTCCGATGCTTGTTATACTCAAGAAGTAACAAAAGATATTAATATTGAAATGTGTTATGGTTGTGGGTTTCAAAGTAATAGTATAATTAAAAAAGGAAATGAATTTTTTAATCAACAATTTGAAAATCTTCCTGAATTATATAAAGAATTAATGGATGAAGAAGAAGAAAGTGGTAAAATATGGATGCCTACTATAATTAATTTAAAAGACAAAGGTATGGTTTTTGCAGATGGAAGTGGGAGGCAAAATTGGAGATGGGCTGCTGTTAAAGCTGTTAAAGTACCTAAAAAAGATAGAGAAAAATATAAAGGTGAAAAATATAGAGCAGATATGTCAACTATAAAACATTTTATAGAACGTGAATTTATAGAAGCCCTTTCGTATATTGGGGTACTACCAGAATAAATGAAGATATTAGTTACAGGAGGAGTTGGGTTTATAGGAACAGCCTTAATTAAAAAATTATTAAAAGAAGGGCATCAAGTTATTTCTATAGATGATTATTCAATAGGTTTAAAAGATAACCATATCGATGGGTGTGAGTATTTTGATGGGAAGATTGAGCATATAGAAAAGTATTCTAAATTAAATATAAATTTTGATTTAGTATACCATTTAGCGGCATTATCAAGAATACAACCATCATTTAACAACCCAGATGAAACATTTAGGGTTAATACTATTGGAACCCAAAAAGTATTAACCCTAAATGTTTCATCTGGGTTGTTAAATGAT